TGAAAGTCAAGGAACCATTTAATAATAATCAATATTGGACTGTTTTTAATGATATTATTGCTCATTGTAATCATTTACAGTGCTCATGTTGTGTACGTTTGCTTGGTAAAGATAAGCTGGCTGGATATGATTATAGTATACCTTTGGTTAATTTTTCTGATAATTTGGAAGCATGGGTTACTGATTTTTGTAATAAGTATAGTCCACATTTTATTGATATCGAAGAACCTTTGTTACGATCTGTAGAAATGAAAATTAAGTTGGGTATTAAGAAGAACAGTTCAATTAGGTTAGTTCCTCCTGATTTAAAAGACTTTCCTGTTCCTGCTGAAAGTTTTACCACTTTAGATCCTATTATTTCTAAGATTGCAAAAGCTGCAGATAGATTGTATATGCAGAAGAAAGAAATATATTTTCCTGTTGAAACGTGGAATCAAGTTTGGAAGGAACAGTCGTCTATACCATCACTGAAAGTTTTATGTGCTAAAAAGCTTTCAGTATATAATATGTCTGTAGGTACGCCTGGTGGTATCCCTAATTATGTTTATACAATGGATAATTTATGGGATAAGATGCCTGACGCTATATTAAAAATGCAGAAGGAAAGTCCTGAATTAAGTCAGCGTTTTAAGGACGAGATTTTACCATTGGTCGATGAAGCAGAAGAAATAATGGACTTTATGATGCAGGTTGATGGAAATCTAGAACAGAATGTTTTTCCTGTTACTTTCGGGCCTGTGATACAGTCTTATAAAGGATCTTCAGGTGGATTGGATAAAGGTTACTCTTCGAAAGTCATCAGTGCCGATGGCGTTGTTAAGGTTAGTCCTAATGGGAAAAAATGGGAAAAGTTTTTATCTGATATGCAAGCTAATACTGAGTTAATTAGAAGTGATACTGAATATGCTGTTAGGTGGGGAGTTTGGCCTAAGAGCGAAATGTTATTTGTAGATTTTAATACGACAGAAGAAGAAAGACATCGTCAGTTTCGTGAGAAGTAAAAAAAGATTAGATTGTTTATTATTGCTAATTCCGCGTATACTATGCTTGAAACTATGTTTTTTTCACCTGTCTATCGTATTGAAAAACATCATGGTCCCATTATGATAGGTTCATCATGGTCTTATGGAGGTATGGATCATTTAGCTTCTAAGTTGAATATTAATAGAGTAAATGATATGTTGATGATTTTAGCTGATGGTGATATATCTGGATTTGATATTGGTGTAAAGAAATGGTTCATGGATTTTTTTTACTCTAGGTGTCAGAGATATGAGAAAAGAGGTACTCGTCATTATGATATTCGTAATAGATTAAAAAGGTTCTTACAAAAACATTTTAGTCAACGTTTGACTCATTTGGCGTTAGGGATATGGGCTATTATTATTGGAGCCGTCCCTAGTGGATCATTTTTGACTAGTCATTTTGATTCTCTGATTAATTTGTTTTATTTGATTTTATTTTTTGTCCATACTGCCAAAACGGCATCTCATGACGATCGCGATGCTTTATTGGAAATAATTTTTTCGCTTGCTATGGTAGTGTTTGGTGATGATTTTGTCTATAATATTACTTCTCATCCTCTTTCTAAGAGATATTTTGCTGTTGATAGATATGCGCAGTTTCTCGATGAGTTCCTTGGTATTAAATTACGTGATTATGGAATGCGGACTTTTCTGTCTGAGCAGAAAAATGGTTGGGTTACTAGATCCGGTATGATATTTCTACGTTATCGTGCTGTATTGAATCCTTTATTTGGTCAGGGTAAACAAGCACAGTATTTACCTTTTCGTCCTATAAGTGAATATGTAGTTAGAGCGATAGTTGGTAGAGACTATCAAGTACATCGAGGTCCTAAAGAAATTATGATGTCTTGTATTGGTCATGCTGTTGGTACTTATGCTGCTAATCCTGAAGCTTATTTATATTTGCAATGTATATTTGAGGCTTGTGTTGCTTTTGAGAAGAAAGATCCAATTTTAGTTATTAAGCAGAAGATTGAAGAACCTACGTTTTCAATGAAAGAATATGCCAGACG